GAGAGATAAAAAAAGTTGGTGATGATATAGGGTACGAATGCATACAAGCAGGTTGTACAGAGGTTAGGGATGAACCTAAACCTAAACCTAAACCTAAACCTAAACTAAAAAAGAAAAAATCTGTTAAGAAAAAAGAAACAGATATTATAATAGAGGTATAAATAAATGGCGGGCACGATTACAGTAGCTAACCTACTTTTAAGAGTAAGAGACACACTTCAAGACACTACTGGAATTCGGTGGCTTGAGGCAGAGTTATTGCGTTATGTAAATGACGCACAACGAGAGATTGTTAATTTAAGGCCAGACGCAGCTTCTACAACAGTTAATGTAGCTTTAGTTGTAGGTACGGCCCAAGCAATACCGACAGCAGGGTTACGATTAATTAAAGTAGTTCGTAATATGTCTGCAGCAGGAGGCAGCGCAACAGGCAAAAGAGCAATAAGAATAGTTGACCGTGAAATATTAGACACACAAGAACCCGATTGGCATGATCCTACTGTTACTGGGGATGCTACACATGCAACCACAGTTAAACATTATGTATTTGATGAAGATGATCCTAGACGGTTTTATGTATATCCGGGGGCGTCTTCAACCAGTACTTTTATAGAAATTGTATATTCTGCATCACCTGTCAATATATCTTCTGTAGGAAGTAATACTATTGAAGTAGATGATATTTATGCAAATGCAATTATTGATTATGTTCTGTATAGGGCATACATGAAAGATGCAGAGTTTGCTGGGAACGCTCAGCGGGCACAAAGCCATTATCAGCTATTTGCAAACAGTGTAGGAGCGGGGGCTCAAATTAATCTAATGTCGAGTCCAAACATGGATGCAGCTAAAACAGCTCCTCCAATGATGGCTCCACAACCACAAGGATAAAAGAATGCCGTACGGACCTGGATCATATGGGAAAAAACAAGGGCGACCTCCTATAAAGAAAAAGAAGGGCGACCCCCCAAAAAGAAAAAGAAGAGGAAGAAAAAACAATGGGCGTAAGAAAACCAAAAAAAGGTAAGCCGTACAAAGCGAGCGACGAGCAAACATACCAAGTAACTAAAATGGTAAGTGTAGACGTTAATCGGGTGGGCGAGATGACAGGTTCACATGACGCTACACCAAGAGGTAAAGCTACTTTAGGAGAGATAACTGTTGTAGGGCATAAACGAGGAAAGTCTCGAAAAGAGGCAGCGCAACAATACAGGGCTACAAAAAAGGCAGCTAAGCAACGAAAAAAAGCACATAAAAAAGCTAGGAAGAAAAAATAATGGGCGTAAGAAAAACAGAAGAAAAAATAGTGGATGGCGTGAGGGAAATTAAAAGAGTGCCGAATGTACCGAATCACTCAATGGCGCATCCTTTATATAAACATGACCTACCTAATTTAGGCGAACTATTTAAAAAACCTAAGAAGTAAAGAATGGCAACATATGATTCATTGGTTAAAGAAATATTACCCTACGTTCCAGGATGCCCTGATTCGTTGGTAATTAACCACCTGCGTGCGGCTACAATTGAAACATGTGAAAAAAGCAAAGCGTATGTTCATGATTTAGACCCCTTAAGTACAGTTGCTGGTGTATTTGAATATGATTTTGGGCAACCTACAGGTACGGATGTACACCAGATTTTGTGGATGATACATGCCGGGAATGATTTAGATCCAATTAGTCCAAGAAGCTTAGAACTTAATTTTCCGGATTGGCGAAACCGTTCCAGTATTCCTAGAGTTTATTTACAAAAATCACCTGATATCTTTTGGGTTATTCCTGTGCCTTCTGGTTCTTCAACAGACGCAATTAGATTGAGTGTGGCACTAAAACCTACTAGAAGCTCTAATAGTATAAACACAGATTTTTCTACTGATTATAGAGATGCCATTATATATGGTGCTTTATATCGGTTATTAAGAATACCATCCAAAGACTGGAGTGATCCTGCAGCAGCAAGTGATTATTTCAACTTATTTAAAGCAGAAATAGATGACGCTGAGCTTAGAGGGCGCGGAGGAGACCTAGGAGTAAGAAGATTAGTTAAATATAAAGGCGTAGGTTTAACGCCTAGAAAACGGTATAAAAAATATGGCATGGAGGTAGACTGGTAATATGTGGTATCAAGTAGCAGCAGCCGCGGTTTCAGCGTATGGTAAGTACAAGTCTCGTCCTGAAAAAGCCGAGTACGAGAAGCTGTCGCCTATAGAGCAGGGAAACATACAACGCGGCGAGGGAATGGTTAAAAGACACCGTTTCTTTCAGACTAGGCTTCACGGAAAGATGGTAGAACATATTGAATCCAAAGGGGTGAAAAACCAACTAGAAGGAATTAGTAGAGCCGACATTGCACAAGCTAGCGGTGAATTGAGCTATGAAAAGGCAAGAGATGTTAAAGGTAATATTGCTGCTACTGAAGCAGAAGCGGGGTTGAAGGTAGATATAGGCCAAATAGCAAAAAAAGGAGATTTAGGTAAAGTACTAGGATATGTAAATGCTCTTTCTGGAGTATCAGACTCTCAGTATACTGCTAGCACTCAGCTGGCTAGAGGTGAGAGTGCTTCTCTTCTTAATCAATATGAAAATCAGATATATCGTAAAGGCACTAAATATGGTTTTGCCGCTCAGACGATTGGATATGCGTCAGGAAGCCCTGTTTTTAACTCTCCAGCTTCTACGCCACAACCTCAATCTTTTCTTGCTGGCAGTGGCAGTGGCTCCACAGTTGGTTAAATGGGTATAATGGATAGAACTTTATCAGAAAACAGGGGAGAACCTGAGTTTTCTATGCTTGCTACAGGCAACACTTCTTATAGACGAGCACGCCCAAACTATGCTTATGGAAACCCAACCAATAAACCTAAAAACCCAAACCGAAGCCCTGGAAAGCCAAAAAGCGGTTCAACACAGAAGACCTATAGCTCGAATGAGGAATTTGCTTCTTACCAAGAAAACTATGATGACGTGGGGGGAGTTCCTGTAAATATTGATGCAGATGCGGCAATAGCAAAGGCAAATGCTACTCTTCAAGAAGAGTATAAGGCCTATATGCAACAAACATATCCCGCGATGGATTGGCTTTCTGACCAAATAGAAAACCTTGATTTAACTGAAGGCTTGCGAGAGGATGTAGCCCAAACTTTTGAGACTAAAAAAGGAACCGATGCTAGAAATAGAAATAGATATGGAGTCAAATTAACAGGGGCGGAGCAGGGACAACAACAAAGGAACTATCAGCTTTCCCATGCTAAAACCTTGGCTGGGGGGCTTACGCGAGGGCGACGTATGACAAAAGATTTACAAGACGAATTGCGTTTTGGACAACATGAACTTTCTCTTCAGAGTTATAACCAAGGGATGGGCTACCTTACTTCTGGGGGGACTAGTGCTTATCAGAAGAAAATGGCCTATCAAAACGCAAAATCACAATTTAAAGCTGGCATGTTGCAAGATGCTTTTAAACTTGGTACTAGCATATTTCAAGCTTACCAGGAGGGGTAACCATGGCTTATCAATATCCCTCAGATTTTAGTTATAGCCGAGGCAGACAAACGCGCATCGCTGATGATTATGATAAAGAACGTTTTCGGAACCTAAGAGCGAATACCGCCGCAAATGAAAAACTAAACCAAGGGGTCGAAGATTCCGAGTATCTAAGCGAACTAATGCTAAGAGGCATTATTGTGCCAGAACCCGGGGGACTAGAGGCGGGGTGGAAGGTTAATTTAGGCGCCTTTGAATCTCCGAAGGAGTTGTTAAAGTTTTTTCAGCAAACTACGGGGCTTCCTGAGTTTAGAGAATATGATGAGAATGGTAAGCATGTTGGGTTTGAAACCTTAGAGCTTGAAGATATTGTTGGCACGCCGAACGCCAATGGGGACATGGAGTATATAGTTGGAGGACTTAATAAAAATGGAGAAAGGGTTTTTATTGATGAACAGAGGCGTAAAGATGCAACCAAAGAAGGAGACAAACCGCAAACATTTAATGGGATAACATTCTCTATACTTGCTAATATGGGAGCTAGTAAGCTTATATCACGCTCAGACCAAAGAAAAAAACTGACAGCGGGTTCAATGTACGCGATGCATGACCCTACCCAAAGCCCAAAACAAGAATTTAACAGACAACAACTATCTATACTTGCAGCAAAAAAAGATGCTGTTAATGAGACGAAGGCAGCTGTAATAAAAGCGGGAGACAATAAACAGCAGTTTTTAGATGATTTCCAGGAGATTATGGATGATCCATTACTCAGGGGCACAGGTTCTTTTTTTGAGCTAGCAAAAGAGGCAGAAGAACTTTGGCTCGCTTTAGGAGGCGACAGGCAGGACATAGTTCCCAGTAATCAGTACAAACCTACGCAAGAAACTAAGTCACCTATAGACACAGGAAAATACACCGACAAGAACAGAAAAATTTGGGAAGATCCTGACACAGGCGTGCCCTATTCAGAAAAAACAATAACCTTCCAAACAGATGATGGCATGTGGATAAATATGCCTACTGTAGACGAGAATGGTATGTCGATACCACAAATAGAAGTTGAAGACTATGTACGAAACCAAGAAGCAATGGGTGGGCAAACAAGAGACCCTGTTACGGGTGAAAAAATAGCTAAATGGAAAACTAGAGAGGAAGCGGAGGGGCTGGCAGATCTTCGATCCAGTACTTTATCTAATGTTGCAAAGAGTACAAAAAGTGACGAAAACAAGTTGGAAGAGATTAAAAGCCATTTTACCGCTAAAGCAGTAACAAGTATTGATGAGGCGATGGCGTTGCTTCAACAAGAATCAAAGGATGAACAGGAGCTGTATGAGCTTATGCGGTTGGTTTCTTCAACACAAGAGACTCCAAAAGAGGCTATGTTGGAAATGGAAAGACGTTTAATAAGCCCGCTTGGGTTTGTTTCAGATCCTGATGAGTTATATCCATCTGGCACTGCCGATGTCAGGGCTGCTCCGGGAT